CTTTTTGATGTTGGCCGAGACGCCAGAGATGACGACGGCATTCTTGGATTTGTAGTAGCTGTTGAACGGCACCCGCTTACTACGACGGATGTGCCTTGCAGGGGTCGCAAAGAAGTGCGCCCTCCACCCAGCGTTCTTAGAGGATGGCCTCTTGGGTCTAGCCTTAACGCCTATCTCGCTCCTCTTCTTCGAGTGGAAGGTCTGGAGTCCGATGGGGTTTGTGGAGAGACCCGTGTCTCGCTGGATGTGCTTGTACATGACGCCGCCGTTGATGGCCTCGGTCCAAGGCTTCGCCCCTTTCCTCAGCTCCTTACGGATGGCCTTGTCCCCGGTCTCGAACTGAAAGATGATGAGACCCAGCTTGCGAGCAATCGTCTTGTTGCCCGTCATCTTGATTTCTATCCTGTCAGCCATTATGTGGGGAGGAAGGATTGGTCGTCTTGGAGTTCTGCTCGAACCTCGTAAAAGGCGCGTTTGCCAATGACGTGTAGCGAGTAGATTCCGAACCGACCGCCGTTGTACGAAATCTCATCCGTGAACGCCAGCCCCGGGAAGTACCGCATGACAAACTCAATCTTAATCTTACCGGTACGCTGTTCGTTCTTCTCTTCTTCCGAGGAGCCGGACGATGGCGAGCCAATGTATTTGATTGAGCATGGCTTACCCTCCTTCAACAGGACGTCGCCGTAGTACACAGAGCCAGTGGCCCCGTCGACATATTGTTCGCGGCGAATGACATCACACTTCTCGTTGAGGTTGCCGAGCCTGATTCTTGTCTTAGCCATCAGTACAGCATTAACGATGAGACGATACGCCGGACGCCCTCCTTCAACTCAGTGGAGATACCACCAGTGTATTCAGCCTCCCGGTTCATGTCATAGTGACCCACGAGGAGTAACACTGCCTGACGGAATTGCGGTGGGAGCTCACGAGCGTCCTGACCACCCTGAAGAACAATCTCCAGCGCCACGCCAGTACCGTCATGGTTGACGTAGTTCTGGTCGTAGTTGGTGAAGTCGAACACCCATTCGTTCTTCCCCTCGTAGATGGTGATGCCAGCGTCATGCAGTACCTGCCTCAGAGAGTCCGAGGTTGCACCGTCAACGCCAACTTCATACGAAGTGAAGGACTGAACGTCATCAGCCTCCGTTGTCGTCTTGACAAGGTCGTATGCCCACGAGCCACGCATCCGGGGAATCCGAACCGAGCCTTGCAAGTCCTCCTCCTCGAACAGAATCCTCCTCTCGCCGTAGCGAGGTGCCGCCCGGTCAACGAACGCGCCAGTAGCAGGGTCCTCCTCTTGGACGGGGGACGCGGGAGACGACAGGCAGTAGCCAGTCAGTGTCGCAACGTATGCAATAGCGTTCTCCGCGTAGTGCTTGACAAGCGTCTCTTCGTCGCCAAAAGCATATCTAAGGTGCGCCCTAACCGTAGCCCAAGGGACGACATCTTCAGCGAAGTATCCCGGTGTTGTTTCTATCTTCATGTGTTAGGGTTAAAAGGGGGAGGAGCCGAAACCCCTCCCCGTTAGATTATGCTACGCCGGACAAGCCCTTGAAGCCAGCAGTGTTCAAGGCTTTAACGTCACGGTAGCTGTTAGCGATGATACGAGTCACGCCTTTGTCAGCATCAGTGTAAGGGTCGATGATGAGGTTCAATCCACCCCATGTTCCAGTGACCAACTGGTTCTTGTCGAAGAAGTGAGCGTCACCTACAGTCACCTGAGAAGCGATGTAAGCGTTGTAGCCCATCACGTTCCGACGGCTCTGTGGGTCCATAGAGAACATTGAGCCGCTACCAGCATCATGGCTGAGAGCGCGGAATGCGCGGTAAGCAGTAGTTCCGCAGAGCGCAACAACGTCAGACAAGTCAACGTCAGCCGCGAGCAACTGAGACTCGATGTCGAGTGGGTTGGCAGTAGCGGCAACGTAAGAGGTAGGAGTGTAAGCACCGTCGATAGCGCCGATGACGTCTACGTTGAACTTAACGTCCATAGCCTTACGAATCTGAGCGGCGAGGAATGAACCCATGTCGTCAGCGGACTGAGCGAGCATCTGGTCAGTGACCTGAGTGTGAGCGGCGTAACGCTTAGGGGTCATTGACACGCTAGAGAATCCACCGTTAGCAACTGTTTGAGCGGCGGCTTCTTCAGGAGTACCGACAGTTGGCTGGGTGCTCTCGATTTGGAAGACAACATCACCAGTCAATTCAGCGAGGTTGCGGATTCCCATTTGAGACGCGAGGTCGTTAGGCTGGAAGTCCTTGATGATTCCCAAGTCAGACGTTCCGATAACACCACCGAAAGCAGTAGCGTTGGCATTGGTTCCGTCAGTTGCCAATGCAGTACGGTTGATGACGAATGATGGAATAGAGATACCACCAGAGACGTTCACCTTCGCGTTGTTGAACTCGTTACGAGCCTCTTGGTTCATCTCAGCCTCCAAGCCAGTCAAGCGACCTTGAGCGGCTTCCTTGACCATCTTTCCGAATGAGAACTTCTGAGCGGCGCGGCTTTCAGTGTCGCCGAGGGACTGCACTACGGCAGGAGCGTTGTTGTTTGTATTCATAGCTGTTTGTTCGGTGCGAACGGCACCATTGTTGATTTGTTCTTGTGCGATAACTGCGTTTTTGCCGAGAATGTCAGCCCCGACGCCATCGGGTGTTTCGAGAACTGTTTCAAGGACCGGCTCAGGGGCTGTCTCAGCCACTTCCTCGACCTCGTTAACTACTTCTTCCGCCTGCTCCTCTTCAGCCTCTTCTACGGCCTCCAAATCGCTTAGAGCGGCCTCCATTGAGCGGAGCCCGACCTCAGTGGTTGGGTAAGCACCCTGAGTGGTTGGCGAAACGTCATACAGGACGTCTACCGAGTTGATGGTGCGGAGGTTCATACCGTCACGGCGTTCCCACTCGTCATCCTTAATCGTGAAGCCGAAGGATGAAGTGGAGACGTTGCCCATGCGGATGTTCTCGGCAAGGTCCTGCGCGTAGGACTGATTGCCCAGCTCGAAGCGGTACTTGAGGCCCCGCTCATCCACCTCCAGTGTCAACCCGTTGCCCATGCGGGCGAGTGGCTGGTCCCAGTTGTGATTGAACAGCGCAACAGTGTTGCTCATGTCAGCCTTCTCAAAGGCTCCACGAGCGACCCGCTCTGCGAACTGTCCGCCGATGACTGTCTCGGTGTCGAAGAGAGCGGCATAGCCCTCGACGACTGTCTTCTGACTGTCTTCGGCACTCCGAACCTCAACTTCACCACTTAGGAATCTTTTCTCTTGATTCTTCATTGGTTGTGTTTATGGTTTATGAAAGGTCTTTCCAGTTGACCGATGCGATAGCGGCGGCCTCGTCTGAGGCGTGGTATCCTACACCGATTTGATAAACGCCCTTGCCGTGACGGAAGTTGACTGCTCCAGTGGTCTCGTCGGCGCGGACTGTTCCGTTTGCGATACCGAGAGCCAAGGCTTCTCCGACAGCGGTAGGGATTGGGTTCCCGTCGGGGAACAGGGATTCGATGAGTGTCTGACACGTCGCGGCGTCCGGTGCTGTACCGGCGTCATACACCGCGTAGAGGTTGTTGCCGACCGGCGCGTCCTTCGTCCCGACAGCGGTAGGGCCGAACTTGGTCCGTACATTCCTCGTCCCGATTACATATTTTGCCATTATTTATTTTGTTTGGTTATCCTGTTGAGGTTCTTCTTCGTTGTCTTCACCACCGTTGCGACCTCCTTGTACGTTTGGTGTGCTAGGACTAACGATGTTATCAGCGTAGCGGTCAACCATATCAAGGGGAATCTGATTAAGGCTGACAAGGTTTGCGTCACCGCCTTCAATAGCACCCATCCCTTCTTTTGCTCGGACCTCGTTGATTGTGAGGACCCCGTCGGTGAGGAGTGAGTGGTAGTAGCTGGCTCGTGTGGCGAGGTCGCCCCGCAACAGCCCTTCGACGTTGAAGCGGCATGATAGGGAGTCGCTACTTCGTAGGAGCTTGCGCTCCACTTCAAGCTCGATACGTCTGAGCCATGGGATGATTGTTCCTTGGTTGAATTGGAGGACTTGTTGCTCATAGTTGGAGTAGGTGGTGTTTGAGTCGAGGCCAATCATCGGTGGTGGCACCTGATAGAACCTCGCGATTTCTTCTGCTGAATACTTCTTGCTCTCGAGCCACTGGAGCTGGTCTAGTGGTACGGAGAGTGGTTGGTAAGTGAATCCGCCGCCAAGGATTGCAACCTTGTGTGCGTTCTTGCTTCCCATGTACTCCCGGCGCCACATGTTCGACGCTTCGACCATCTGCTCGGGGTCCATGTATTCCTTTGTGGTTAGGATACCGCCCAGCATGCCGCCGTTCTGAAAGAAGGTGGAGCCGAAGTCCTGAATTGCCTTGCCAGTGAACAGTGTCTGCTCGTGGACCTTGGTGGGGGCCAGACCGCGGAACGCCTTGATTTCAAGGATGCGCTCTTGAGGCACTGGAGATGGCGACCCGGGGTAGGTGTACCACTTCTCACCCGTCTGAGCGTTCACCTTGAACGAAACATCGTTCGAGGGTAGCCAGTACATCTCTTGCGAGTCCGGAGTGATGAGAGCGTACCCTACGCCGTACAAGAGGGCGTCTGAGACAATCATCTGCCAGAACTCGTAGGCGCCCATCATGTCGTTGGGCTCTACAGCCAAAAGACGAGTGACCGGATGCTGAAAAAGTGGCTCGGTAGAGCCATCTTTTTCTTTTTTCTCTACATTCACGTCCATTGACGCAATAGTGTCGGCAATCTTGCTCACACAGGCGTAAACGGCGCTCAACTTGAGGGCGTTGGCGTGGACGACGTTGTCGTTCATGGTGCCGAACACCGCGCTCATCGGCGTGAACGTCCCGTTCGGGATAAACGCCCGCTTCTCATCCCTCTTGGGGGAGAAAAGCCTTTGGAGTAGGTTCTGTTTTTGTTTCATTTAATCTCTTCCTATTACTTGGAGAAAGAACTCGAATCCGTGTTCCTCGTCCTCCTCAAACGTGAGCATCTCGCCGATTGCCATGATTCCGGCCATGACACCGTCGATTTTGTCTCCAGCTTTGGATTTGTCTGGTTTGATGTTGCCCGATGGGTCAACCTTGAGGTACACGTTGCTCATCATCCACCGCAGAATCGGGTCGCCACCGTGGAACAGCTTGCCGGTGAGGGCCAGCCCTTCCCACGCCTTAGACGGGAAGGAGAGCGAGGCGAATCCCTGACCGAATGGGTCGCAGGTCACACCGTCACCCTCGAGGTTTCTGATGAGGTCTAGTGAGTTCCAACGGTCATAGGCCATGCCTTTGATGTTGTACTTCTCCGCTAGGTTGTTTGGGTCGTATTGAACACGCCCGTCAGCGACGTAATGCCCGCTGATTAGGCGCCGTATTGCGTTGTAGTCCGTCCTGTTGCCCGGTGTGATGTGGACGTTAGGGAACTGGTCGATTCGTGCGTAGATGTGGTTGGCGTCCTTCTCTTGGCGCCGCTTGACCGCATCCTCTGGCAGGAAGTAGAACAGCTCGACACCGACACCGTCGTCTTGGTCGCCAGTGGCTACCGCAACTGCCGTGATGTCACTAACCGACGCAAGGTCCAGCCCCAGATAGGCGTTAGGCTTGCCGGTCTTCTTGTCGATGTCTGAGTTACCCGTCGAAGGTAACTGTTTGTTCTCCTCAGCCATCCACACATCGTCCTCCACCCAGATGTCCTCGGCACCGACGAACAGGTTGCAGTGCTTCACCATGAACTCGGTGATGTTCCTGCCGCCGTAGAGCTTGGCGTTTGTGTACTGCTTCTTCAGGTAATCCATAGAGATGGAGGTTCCCAAACCAGCATTCGCCTTCTTCCAGTTCTCCGGGTCTTCCCAGTCGTCGCCCTCGTCAATCTCGTAGATGAGGAACAGGAGGTTCTCGTTAGTGGCCTGACCGTCTAGGACCGCCTTGCCACCCCGCACAAACTCCGTAGCGACCCCGTCAAGGACGAAACCCGCCGTGCTAATGGCTAGCATCAGCGGCGACTTTCTAGAGCCCATAGACGACGCCAAAACTCGGTACAGCTCACCGTCTTTCATCGCATGCATCTCGTCGACACAGCCAATGTTAAGGGATAAGCCATCAAGGGTATTGGCATCTGAGCTAATAGGTCTAATAACAGAATCGCGTGGACCATGTATTTCTTGTCTATTTGCGTGGAATCGCTTCGAAAGTGCTGGTGACTTCAGTACGCATCTGCGCACCTCGTCGAACACCTCCTTGGCTTGGTCACGCTTAGTCGCCGCAGTGACGAACTGCCCTGCACCATCGCCGTCTATGACCGCCATAGCGAGGATAATCGCCGCCGCAAGCTGTGATTTGCCCGATTTACGCGCCACAAAGAAGTGTGCAGTCGTAAAACGGCGCTTTTTCTCGTCGTCTTTGTGAACCCAGCCGAAAAGTTGACCAATGAAGGCCACTTGCCAGTCGGATAGGATGAACGGCTTGCCAGCCCATTCGCCCCGCGTGTGAACGCACACATCCTCGATGAATTGGACGTATTTAGCGGCTAATTCAGGCCGAAAACGCCACGGAAAGTGCTTGTCTGTCTCCTGACGCTCCAAATCGCCTAGGAAACGCTCATATGCCTTGATAATGTACTTACCAGAGGGAATAGAGCCGTCGAGCACACCTTCAGTGTAGTCATACATCCGGTTCAGCCGGGAGAGGTCAGTCGCCAATCAGATTGTCGATTGCGTCCCCGTCGGCTTGTTTGGAGTTAGCATTGGCGGCATTTACGGCCGCACCGAGCATTCTAGCCCGGTCCATCGGGGAAAGACCCAGTTTTGCGCTCAGTTTGAAGACCTCACCCTGCACTTTTGACAGGGCTGTCATCTTGCCTGAGACGTTTGATGAGCCGTTCTCGAAGACCTGAACGATGTCGTCGATGGTCTGGATTTCGCGGCTCAACATGACGAACATGGAGAGGTTTTTGGCGAGCATCGTGATGGTAACCACGTCTACCGCCTCCAACAACCCCGTGTCGTCTAGGTGATTGAGGACCATAGAGAACATCTTCTCTCCCTCACCATCAAGTGCAACGATAGGAGCAAGTGTGTTTGGGGAATTGGAGTCTCGCTTGACTACCTTTTCCACCTCAGCCTTGGCCTCCGATGTTGCCGCTCTCATTGATTGGAGCAGAGTGTTCTTATTTCCCATATTACAAAGGTTGTGCGTCGATGAGGATTTGAATGTATTCTAACACGCCTTGGTCACCTTCAATGTTGACCACACTCATTTCGCATAGTACATAATTGATGTCATCCCAGCTTGGCGGCCCTGAGCTGTTGTACTCCGGACTGTCGTCGCTGTTGAATGTAACGCCGCTGAAGTCGATGTAGATGTTGTTGGCGTCGAACGTAGTGTTTGGCGCAGACATCGAAGAGAACGTGTAGCCGGTGCCTGAAAAGGCCCTCCATTCGAATCCTATCGAAGCAATGTAAGCATTCGGCAGGACGTCGCCGTCACTGTTGATGAACTTAATGTCGGTGATGTCGACTGTTGTGCTAGTGCCATTGGCGTAGTATGCACCGCCGACAGCAGTGAGCGTTCCGCTAATGTCCTGTACAGCAAATACGGGTACGATGTTGGTCGTCGCCGTTCCAACTCCACCGGGGCCGACTTGGTCGGTGCCAACGTCTGTCCAAGTACCGCCAAGCGCCGTGCTTCGGTCGACGTACTTAACCTCGAAAGCGATGTCAACAACATAGTCGTCTTGGTCCGTGTAGAACAGCGAACTGCCAACGCATTTGTGGTGCATTCCCTCAAACTGCGTGGTACCCTGAGCAACTGTCTCAACGAGGTAGTCGGCAAGGACTGTAGCTTGGTCCGCTCGGGTCGCGAAGCACAGTATCGAGAAGTCGAATGTGTGGAGCGTGTAGCCCACGGCCTGAGTCCTCTGTGACGACTTGTTCATCACGACGACGTCAATGCCGATTGATGCCTGTGGCCTCATGCCTACCGACACTTGGTTAACATCGACAGGGCAGTCGTTTGAGATAGCGGCCTGATTGAAGGACTGGAACACAGCCCTCTGTATTCCGTCAATTAAACTGTCCATAGGTCAAAATAATCGTAAACGGCTTCGAGGCACTCGTCGAGTCCGCGACAGACGTGTGCGTCCCATCCACGGTCGTTAAGCTCCTTCTGCCATTCTAGTTGTTCTTGTGAGGGGCGGCCCTTCAGGGTCTTGACTTCGATAGCCAGCCCGAGGTATTCGCCGCGTGGTTCAAAGACGATGATGTCAGGGACTCCTTTCTTGTAG